AAGCAACATCAGATGAGCAGAGGATGGTGTTACCCTTCCCTCTTCTTGTTCTGAAAGCAATAGCATTAGCATCTCTTTCGATCTGGAACAGAAGTCCTTTGAACTTCTCAACAGACCATCTACCATTTGAGTCAACATCAAGGTCAAAGAAACCAGCATTAGCAACATTGACTTGAGCACCAGGCTCAGCAATCTTGTAGATGGTTCTGATGACTTCTCTGTTGATTTCAGCAAGGATTTCTGAAGCAAGAATGTTTGCCAGTTCTGCTTCAGCATCAAGACCATGGATAGCCTTGAGATCCTGTGCCAGTTCCAGGGTGTACTCAGCCTTGAGTGCTCTTGACTTTGCAGTTACTGAAAGCTTCTCAATGCTGAATGCCATCTGGTTGAACTGATCACCAGTTCCAGCACCCAGATTCTCAGCATCATAGGTGGACATACCTTGTCCAACTCTGTACTCTCTTCCAGTTGCACCAGAAGCATTCAGGTCTGCTGGGTTGAATCCATAATCAGTCTTTTGTGCTGCAAGAGCACCTTGACCTTGGAAACCAGTAGTACCAAAACCTACAGATGCACCATCATCTGTACCACCAGTGTAATCACCAGTAGTGGTGTTATAACCTGAATCTTGACCAGAGTATGCAGTATCAACTTCATCAAAGAAGGTCTCATTACCAGCTTGATCTACATATCTGCTTCTCATTGCAAAGATCAGTCCAGTAGGACCAGACATTGGCTGAACACCAGCCAGATCATATGCAACCAGATTAGGCATTGAACGTCTGATCAGTGAGATCAGAACTGGATCAAAACCTGCTACAGGACCAGCTGCAGGTGCTCCACCTGAAAATCCTGCTGCCCCACCAGCACCAGCATAGCTAGCATAAGAACCAGCAGGGGTTTCTGAGAGGAATCCTCTCTCTTCTTTTAAGAATCTCTCTTGGTTTTCGAGCAGAACAGCGGTTACAGCCTTTCTATAAGGATCTTTGATCTCATCAAGACCATTAGCCTCTAAAAGGGGTTCCCACTTCTTCTGCAATTGTTCTGAAAGGAACATTTGCTTTTCTCCTTGTTTGTCTTGTTAAAGTGTTGTTTTAACTGAAATTATTTATAATTAAGGTTTATTTCACTTAGAGAATTTAGAAATTGCTCTGAGGTAAGCATTCATATTTGGACCATAATCCTCAGTTGCCTCTTCAGTCAATACTTCATCTCTTGAAGAACCTGTTGCTCTTGTGAAATATGATTCCTTCAGAGCTTCCAGTTTCTCACGATAATTTTCCTCACCTTCAAACTCAACACTTTCAGCAAGACTTGCAAGCTTTTCCTTCTGAGTTAAAGCTAACCCTTCAGCAACATCATTAAAAATGGTATCACTTACAGCTTCGCTGAGTCTCTTATTTAATTGAACATTTCTTTCGATTTGTTCGTTGAGTTTTTCTTCCATTTCATCTAATCTCATAACCATATTTTCTAACACATCATATCTATCTTCAGGGATTTCTACATAATGTTCTTCAAAAAGTGACTTCAGACCAGTCATGAATGATTCTGAAAGTTCACCCTTCAGACCATTCTCAATCTGAAGAGCGTTTTCATCAATCCACTCTTCAGCAACATACTCAAGGTATGAGTCAACTCTATCTGTTAACTCTTCTTTAATTGCTGCAACTTCTTCTACAAGAGCTTTGTTGAACTTATTCTCAAGGGATTCCTTGATTTCAGCAATCTTGCTTCTAACAGCAGATTCAAAAATCAGAGAAGCTCTTTCTTTGAACTCTTCTGAAAGATCTTCTCCACCAATTAAAGCATTAACATCTTCAGTGAAGTTGAGATCAAATTCTTCTTTCATATCATCTTCTTCATCCTCTTCTTCTTCATCCTCTTCTTCTTTCTCTTTCTTCTCTCCTTTTTTCTCCTCTTTATGCTCTTCTTCAGAAACTACTTCTTCTGTGTCTTCTTCGGTTTCTTCTACAAGTTCTTCATCAGTTTCAACTTCTTCATAACTTGCTTGCTTACCAACAATTTTAGCAGGCATTGGGTCAGCAGATCCAGCACCTTTATTAACTACATTCTTGACTTGCTTCAGAGTAGCACCAGGGGTCTTCAACTTGTTAGAATCCCCAAGAGGGTGATTTTCTCCAGTTGGGGTAGGACCACCAAGATCTTCCCAAGAGCCTGATTGACCTTCCACTTTGGCATCAAAACTTGGTCTTGATTCAGCAGGTCTTGCACCTTTGTTTACAGCGGTGACTGATTTTTTAGTAGATACTTCCATTTCTTGTAAGTTGTTACCGGCACTCATTTGTATACTCCGAATAAAAATCTTTGATTTATTCTATATTTATTTATAAATTACAGATTTGAGAGATAATCATTTAACAGTTTAAGTTTTTTCTGCTCTGACAATCTTCTCTGTTTTGCATATGACTCAACTCTTTGTCTTGTCATTTCTGCTGCTTTTTCTTTGAGAATTCCACCTTCCCAAACCCATTCCTTACCTTCCATAATTCCTTGGACAAAAGCATCAGGAGCAGATGGGTCAGCAACAATATCTGCTGCAGTTGCTAACATAAAGTCATCTGCAACATATCTAACACCATTCTTTTCTACAAGAGAACCAATGCCTCTTGAGGAAACTCCAAGTTTTACTCCTTCACCAAGAAGAGATTTGGCAATATTTCCCATTGGAGTATCAAGAATTTTTGCCTTACCAACAAAATTATTACCTTCTGCAGTAAGAGAAGTAATCATATGTGATACTCTATCCAGATTTACAGTAGGACCATCTGGATGACCAAGTTCTCCAAGAGCACGACCATTTGCAATAAATGTGTCATGATATCTCTTAACTTCTCTTTCTAAAATAGTAAATGGGTAACATCTACCATTTCTATTTGTCACTTCTGCTTGAAGAAATGGTCCTGTAATATACAGAGATTGTACACCATTCTTTTCTTCAGTAATAATTTCTACTGATTCTATCTCTTCTGTGATAAGTTTCATTTGTTTAGTTTGTAAATCCTACTTTATTGGCTGGAATAGCAGAAGTAGCCCAAACAACATGGGATGCTACTTTTTCAAGAAATTCTACTGAACCTGCTGGCATAGCAAAATATGAAGTAGTTGCAGTACCTATTGCAGTAGAAACTCCAACTGTTACAATCCCTGCAGTATTGTTATATAATCTGACCACAGTTGCATAAGAAATACTGGTAGCAGCCCCAGCAGTTGTTCCAAGATTTACTTGGGTTTCTATAATTTTAGTTCTTTGCATTATTCTTCTGTTTCTGATTGGGAACTGCCAAACATCGCCTGTGCAATTGCTGGTCTATATGAATTGATTTTTTCTGCTGATTTAGCGTATAAAATTTCTTTAATTTTATTAGAAGCTGCTTCTGCAGAATTATCAGTCATTAAGATATCCAACAAATCATAATCTGGGTCCATAAAAAATCCTCAAAATTTATAAAAGTATTTATATTTCTGCTGCCTTGGTATTCATTCTTGTTGCAGATTTTGCCTGTGCATCAGTAGCAGCACCTTGATCTTCTAATCCTGGTTCAGTGGGAACCATACCAAGTGACTGCATTTGTTGTTCTGTAGAAATTGGTAGAATTGGAGATCCAGTAGGTCCAATTGGAGGATTCTCTTTTGGATTTGCATAATCTCCTTGCTGAATCTCTTTCTTAATCATCTTATCCTGATCAATAATTTCTTGATCAGTTTGACGCAGAATTCTTCTTCTCACATAATCTTTAGAATAGTATGTGCCAATATAAGGTTGAACTGCTGCTGCAAGATTCAATCTTTCATTCATTAATTCAGTTTCTTTAAGTTCTGCAAAATGACTGTCATACAGATAATCATATTGAATATGATCGCTAAGTTTTTCCCAATCTTCTGGGGTTACAATATTCTTAAGAATCAGTTGCGTCTTAAGCATATCATGAAATAAGTGGCAGAATCTCTTTCTCAATCTTCCAATAAACTTACCAAACATCAGTTCATCTCTTAAGATTTCAGATGAACGACCTAAATTAAATCCACCATCAGAGGCAGTTCTTGATTCTGGAACATTCAGTGCTCTGAACAGTTTCTTTTGGAAATAGTGAACATCAGTCAGTTCACCAAGATTTTGTCCTCCAGGAAGAGTAGTGATTTCAGTTCCACGACCACCT